ACCGTTTATATACGCGGATATCGGGCCGCCTTGAACGTAATAACCGCTCGACATGGTACCGTTACTCTTGAGAGTCCATTTTATAGTAGTCTGATTATTCGCGACGTCTTGGACTCCAGTCCACGATAAATTTAATCCGATAGTACCGTGAGAGCTCGTCGTATATTTGTTTGTACTAAAGTTACCGGATAAAGCCACTTTATTACCTCCTTACGTTATACGGATACGAGCGCGATACCGTCGTTAACGAGATTATGATTATTATCGTAAAGCTCGATCGGGATAAATCGGAGCTTATTACATAAAGTTATTTCCTCCTCGACGACGCTCTTTTTTTGGTGAAACTCGTCTTTTGATACCCAAAAAGTCTTGTTATTGTTACGGTCGTATCCAGCGAAACCGACCGACGTATTCAAGACGATATAAGAGCCGTCGACTCCAAACATTTTGAGACCGTCGTTATTAAGTTGAGCGATAAGATTATTCTCGGAGTCGTATACCTCGAGATCTCCGTTTTGATTAAGATTTGATCCGAGCTTTAACGTACCTCCCTTTATGAGATCGGCCGTCAAGTTGATTACGTTAATATTCTCCATATTGAGAATATTATCGATAGTCCATGCGCTCTTAAATTCTCCATTTATGCCGGTATTCGAGAAACCGATACCTCCGGCGTTAATCCTTATTACGTTAATCGCGGTCTCGGCCGGTAACGAGTCAACAATAAGGATCTGATTACCTTGATAAATGACGTAAGACGAGGATAAAGCGCTCCAGATCTTTTGAGTCGCGGCGGCGATATCGTCTCTTAAAGTTACTGTTATAACTTGATTATTCTCGTTAATGCTCTCGCCGATCTCGGTCGAGATATTACTCATAAGACCGCTTAAAGCTTTCGGAGCCGTACCAAAAGTTACTTGAGTATACTTTCCGAGTATACAGTCATAATCAAAGCTTAATACGCTCGTTTGGATATCGATACCGAGCCTCTCGTCATACACGCGGATAATATCGCCGATATCGGTAATCTTATCCACGTTAGCGTTAAGGGTATAAGTAACGGCCGGATATTGTGATATCTCGAGATACCTCTCGGCTTTATCTTGGAGATCCTCCTCGAGCGCGGCGATATAATCCTCGTCGGTCTCGTAATTTTCTCTCTCGATATCTTGCTCGAAAGAGACGGATCTCGTAAAAGGCGTCGAGTACTGTACCTCGCTATAAATATAATCGAGAGTAATACCATCTTTTCCGACCGGTAATACTTTCGTGCATACATTACTCCAGTCGTAAACGACGGAAATCTCTTTTAAGTTTTTCTTATACTGTATCGTAACGCCGTTATCGGCTCCGATCGAGTCTCGGATCTGAATAATATTATTATCTCGTACTAAATGACCTCCCCATCTCTCAAGTACCGTATTGATCGCCTCGAGGAGAGACTTTCTTACGCAACGGAAAGAGTTAACCGTCTCGACGTCGGAGAGAGTCGTAAACGGAGACGGATTATCCGTCGCCGCGTTTAAGTGATCCAGCGCGTCGTTACAATTTTTTTCTACTACGTAAGAGTCTCGGATTAAATAGTTTTCCGAGTCGTAAAATTTATGTTTAGCCTTAACGGTTATTTTTGAGCGAGTCTTTTCGACTGTCTTTATTCTAAAAGCTTGCTCTCCTTGAGGAGTCGGAGCGACGATTATATTATTCTCGCTTACGTAATCGGCATAATCGAGGCCGCACGTAATATCGAGATCGTAATCTCCATTATCGACTTTATGAACGATCGCGAGAGTCGGTAATATGACGATATTACCGTTACTCCGATAATCTGTATCACTTGGAGAAAAGACTTTTATCATAAAAAGCTCCTTTACTTTTCGATAAGATACTCCTCGAGACTCTTTTCGGCGTTTTTAAGGCTCTCCTTATCGTTACCGTTAAGAGAGAATTTTAAGAGAGCGAGTAAGGCCGCTTGAGTAACCTTATTACTCTTTTCGATCTCCTTAAATCTCTTATCGTCGTTATCGAAATACTCGCGAAACTTGACGGCGATCTCCTCCAGCGCTCCGAGGCGCTTATCGTGATCGTCTAACCTCTTATTTTGCTCTCGCTCCGGAGCTCGAGCCTTATCCAGCGCCTTAACGATAACTCCGATCGCGGCCGATATTGTAACTATCGTACCGCATATCGAGAGGATAAGCGCGATAAGTTGAGCCGGAGTAAATGATATTATTGTATCCATCTTTAAGACTCCTTAACGTAAAATTTAACCTCGGTCTCGCCGTTTGTATCGCTCCATACGTTATTAACGCCTTTTACGGTCTCGAAATTAACCGCGTCGGCCGGTATGATTATCGGATCCGCGAGCTCGTAAGAGATTTTACGACCGGTTATAAGCTTTTTTAATTCGCTTACGCTCGTATAATTCTCGTCATGGATAATGACCGCGCACGTTATATCGCTAAAGTAATTTGAACTGACTGAAATACTCCGATCGGGTATAGCGCTATATTGAGCCGTCGATATCGGGTAAAGCTCGCTCATAGCGCTATCTAAACCGGAAGCCGTACCGCTCGGCTTTCCGTCGTTAATTTTAGCGGCAAATCTCAAATTTGCGCCGTAATATGTATACTCCAGCGAGCCGAGATCGACGAGCTTTTTATTAAGAACGATACCGAGATCCTTATCGTAATAACCTCCGTAAACCTCTTGACCGATCTCGACGAGAGCGCTCTCGGGATCTTGAGTATCCTCTCCGGAGTGATAGAAAGTAATCGAGTCGATACCCTCGATCTCGCATATATTCGCGTAATAGCTCTCATGGCCGACCGGTATCGGTACCGAGCGATTATCGATAAACTCCTCCGAGCCTTGAGCGTCGATTTCTTGAGGATCTGTAAAAGGATCCGCGCTCTCGCTCGCCTCCGTCGCCTTTTCATATAACAGATAAAGACCGTCGAGAGACGTCTTAAAAGCCGCCGCGTCGGAGTAACTATCGTCTCGTATAGCTATCTTGTTACTATTCGAGGCGTTATACGTCGCGAGAGCCATATTAAGATTAACGAGAGCGTCTCTCGTACCGGTTACCGCGAGATATCGAGCTTGACAAAGTAAAAGATTAGATCCCTCTTTTCTATCGGGTATCGTATCGGATCCAAACATTACAACGTCATTATGAGTTATCTTACTCCAGTTAATCGAGCCGAGATCGACGATACCGTATCTCCTCGTAACGTCTCCGTTACTCTCGTAAATATCGCCGTCGTAATACAGATTATTATTCGCGTCGAGTTTTGGTATACCTCGGAGCTCGAGATCGGGATCCAGCGCGATATTACTTATTACGTTATTATTCGCGTCTTTTGTAACATGAGAGCTTGTTTTAACGCTGATAAGCTCTCCGGCGTTATAAGCGTAATAATCCTTATCAAAAAGAGCTTTAAAGAACGATACGCCGGCTCCAGCTTGAGCCGTCTCGAGAGAGTAAATGTAATCGGCAATAGTCGAGCCGAACATGGCTGTAAGGTCGATAAAAATTACATTTTTTATTTTCCAAGCATCGCCAACTTCCCAAACATTAGTAAGATATTGAGGATAAATAGCAATATTTCTATTTATACTATCTGTGTTTCTCGTGTAAAACGTTTGTACTTTTACAAATTTATTTGTTTCTGTTACAGGCACGCCAAGACCTACTCCTCCCCCTGTTTCAATTCTTACATTTGTAGCATGAGGTAAATAGATCTCACAAGAGATAAAGTATTTATGATTTGCCAAAACTGTTATAGCTGTTTGATTTAAAAAAGGCTGATAAATTGCCGGAGGTGCTTGTAAGAGTGTCATTGTTAAAGCATTATTATTAACAGATATAACACCAACATTTGTATCCCCACTAAACCAATTATTCGTATTTTCAAAATTACCATTTCTAACTAACTGATTAAACGCAACAGTACCACCAACGAGCTTATTATATTCGTAATTACCGATCCTTGAGGCAGTACCGGCGAGAGCTCTCGAAAGATACGGAGCTTTATTTACGACGTTACTATCGATCCACGGCGTATTGTATCCGTGTAAGTCTTGTTTAGGCTCGAAAGTAGTTTTAAGACCGACGAGATTATCGATTACTCCAGTCGTAAAAGTTGCGATTATGCCGTGAGCCGTCTCGACCGTTATATCCTCGCCGTAAGCGTCTCTCTCGATATTCAAGTCGAAATTATGAGATCCGATTTCCGCGCCGCTCTTGGAGATTTTAATCTCACAATTAGCGACGCCTCGGATCGCCGTCATTTCGGAGGTAAAAGATACGTCGATATACGCCTCCTCGGTATTAGTTACCGACGAGACGATCTCCTCCGTATCCGGCCTTACGACCTTGAGAGTAATATCCTCGGATCCGTCGAGCGTATACGGTAAAAGCTCGTCGAAAAGCTCAAACCTTACCACTCTCGGCGCGTCGCCTTGCGAGGCGTGAGCCGTCTTTACGGCTCCTTTCGGTACTATGTTAATTTTTACGGTCTCCATCTTGTTTATACCTCCGGCTTATTCTCGACAATGATATAAAACGCCTTACAAGCTATCTCGTTTATATGTAATTTACAGTAAACAAGACCGGATACCTCCGTCGCGTCTTGAGGTATCGTTATATCTAAATACGAGGATCCGGTATTATTTACCGCGAAAGATCCGACCTTATTATCCGGTCTCTCGTATCTTACTCGGAGAGCCTCCGTACCGTCGAGCGTATAAGTATTCATACCCTCTTTTAATTCGCCGCGAAATACGCGATCTTTATCGTATTGAGAGGCGTTAACCGCATAATCCACGCCCTCCGGTATTATGTTAATCGGTATTACTTGCATACGAGCGCCTCCTTATAAATATCTCGTATAATTCTTTAACTTTACCTCGCTCACGGCTCCGGTAAAGGTAAAAGAGCTCCAGCCTTTCGGCAATTTTATATTATCATAATTGCCGGTAACAATTCTATTTGCGAGAGTGTTATCCTCGTAATAAGCATTAAAAGCCGACGAGTCGATCCTTATCGTTTTTTCTGTCTCTCCGAAATCGATCTCGAGTATATCGGCTCCGTTTAATTCGACGATAACGATACCCTCGGCCGTGATACTGATATCCGGTTTAGAATAGATATTACCAGCGTTATAAACCGCGATACTTTCGGGATCGTCTGTTATCTCGAAAGTTAACTCTTTCTCCAGTAATGAATACTTGAACGGCTCTACGTGAAAAGTGATCTCGGCCGTCTTAAAACGGATAAGCCTCTCGAAATCTATCTCGTTATAGATCGCGAAACGGTAATATTTCTCCGGCTCGTTAGAAAAAACAACGATACCGCTCGAGTTAAAGAAATCGATAATCTCGTCGATATCGTAATTTAAAGATAATCCGACCTTTACCGGCTTATCGTAAGCCGCGTATCCGAGAGGAGTAACGATATCTCCGTCGCGGCCGTCGACCGTCTCGATAAGAGTCCTTACTTGAGCCTTTTTAATCGGCGCGAGCTCGGTAACAATTAAACCTCTCACGCGCTCCGAGCTCTTACCGTTAATTATGAGATACGGCCTTATATTCATACCTTGAGCCTCCTTTTATGAGTAATAGATCGCGGCCGAAACCGTCTTTTTTACAAACTTACCGACCTCGCGATCGTCAAGCTCGACCGTCATATCTTCGAGAGCCGTCTTAAATGCGTTAACGAGAGTATTAAAGTCGAGTATTCCTCCTCCAGTCGAGCCGGATCCGTAATTAACCGCTCCGACGTCGAGAGTCGGGATCTCGTCTTGCATTTCTTTAGATACGTTTTTCATTTCTTGAGAGAAACCCTCGCCGATACCGAGCGCGATATTCTTACCGACGATATCGCGGAAAAGCGTACTCGGAGAGTGTATACCGAGCGCGCCTTTTATGCCGTTGAGTAATGACTTTCCGGCCTCTTTAACGGTCGATACGGCTTTTCCGATAGTATTTTTAATACCCTTGATTACGCCCTCAATAGCATTTTTACCGATATCTATCATTTTTTTCGGTAACTCGCCGAGAGCCGAGAGCGCATTACCTACGAAAGAAACGATATTATCTTTTACTGTTATAAAACCGGTAACGAGCTTATCCTTGAGCGAGGATAAAAGGCTCTTGACCTTATCGATCCAGCCGGAGACCGTCTTACGAGCCGAGTCGAGAGCGCCTCCGATCGTCGATCCGAGATTTTTACCGATATTAACAAAAAGCTCAATTATATTAGATCCGAGATTACCGAGTATCTTTAAAAATTGAGGTATGCTCTTTACCAGCGCAACGGCAAGAGCGCCGACCGTATATAAAAGACTTTCGGTAAGCTTGGTAATATTTTTCGGATCCGTGAGGAAATCGGCTATTTCTCCGATAAGTGAAAAAACGGCCGGTATAATGATCGGTAATAAGCTCATAATTTGCTCGGTTAATTTTAACGTGAGATCGAGTAAAGAGTTAAGTAAACTCTTTACGTTACCCTCTTGCGAGATCCAGTTACAAAAATCAGTTATCAAGACGGAAACCGCGTCAAAAAGAGCCGGCAAGAGTACCGGTAAACTTGACATAAGAGCGGAAAAAGTCTCCTCGATACCGGAAATTAAGACCGGTAATCCAGCTTTTAAAAATTCGGTTAAGACCGGTAATCCCTCTTGAATAAGGCCGCCGATAGTTTGAGCTATTTTCGGCATTTCGGAGGCCGCGGCCGTAAGGAGCGAGTTAAATATACTCGACGCGGCCGAGAGTATATCCGGAGCTTTCGAGAGGATTATACTCGAGATCGAGCCGATACCCTCCGAGATATTCTTTAATCCCTCCTCCGTATTGTTACCGGTAAATATAGCCGTAAGACCGTCTGTAACTTGCGTAAGCGACGGTAAGAATTGAGATACGATATTATTCTTTATACCGGTAAGAGAGTCCTTTAAATCGTCGAGAGAGTCTCCGAAAGTTTCCGCGTTATTAACGGCGTCGTCGCTCATAACAAGACCGAGAGCGTGAGCCTTTTGTTTTAGGGCGTCGGTCTCCTCGGCCGTCATGTTAAGAACGGATCCGAGATCCGTACCGAAACCCTTACCGAGTAATTTCGCGGCGAGTTGAGATCTCTTACTCTCGTCGGTTATTCCTTGTAAAGCCGTAATCGTTCTATTAAAAGTCTCCTCCGGAGTCATGCTCGCGAGCTCCTCGGAGGAGATACCGAGCTCCTTAAATGCTTTATTATTACTCGAGGCCGCCGTCTCGAGCTTGAGCATAGCGTTTTTGACTCCCTCGATCGACGCTCCGGAGCGGTCGAGTACGTAAGAGAGCTCTTGATATCCTTTTATGCTCAAGTTAGCGTTAGCGGCGCCTTTTGCGATACTGTCTCCAGCGTCGGAGACGGATACGGCCGCGTTACCGAAAGCCTTACCGAGAGACGTAATACCGGATACGAGCGCTTTCGGGATCGCCTTTAAAGCGTCGGCTCCGAGATTAGCTAAAACGCCTTTCAAGACGGTAAAACCGCCCTTTGCGGCCGAGTCGGCCTCTTTTCCGGCTTTCTTTACGTCGGATCCGAGCTCGGTCGAGTCCTTTCCGGTATTATCCATCTGTTTACCGAGATCCTTTATCTCGTTCTCGGTCTTTTTCATATCGGCCGTCGAGTTAGTGAGCTCCACTCTCATTTTTGAGAGGCTCGTCTCGTTTTGATCCAGCGCTTTCGAGCTCTTGTTAACCTCAACGGAGAGCTCGCTTACCTTTTGCGCTTGATCTTGATACTCTTGGCTCGTTTTACCGCTCTCTTGAGCGATCTTTTCCAGCTTGGCGGCCTCCTCGTTATATTGAGACAATAACGCCGAGTGTTTTTCTTTATTTTTATCTTGCTCGGCGCTCATTTTGGCGTATTGATCCGAGAGGATCTTTACCTTTTGCGCTTGCGCCTCGTATTGCTTATTAAGAGCGTTTTGTTTAGCGGTAAGAGCCGTAAGACTCTTATCGTTAGATCCGTACTCGGCCGTAACGAGTTTGGTCTCGGCCGATAATTCCTTGAGATCTTGCGATATTTCTCGGAGAGCTTTACGATAATCGCTCTCTCCGGTAAGTTTTACGGCGCCTCCGAAACCTACGCTCATATTATTACCTCCAGTTAGTTAAACCACTCCTCCGACTCGTCGGCTTTTTTCTTTAACTCGGCGTAAGTCGTCTTACTCCAGTAAAGAGAAAGCTCGAGATCGAAAGTATCTTTATAAGCTTGATAAAGCTCTCGAAACCGTCTTAACGTGAGACGGCCGATATCCTTATCTCTTGTATAGTTGAGTCGGCTCCTTGCGATAAAATATATCCATGAGATCGGTATTTTTGCCGGCTCGATCTCGTCGATATCATGGATTATGCGTTTTTTGAGCTCTCGCTTTCCTCGTCTTTTGTGGCATTAACGACGAGATCGTTCATTTCTTTTGTGGCTTTCTCGATACCGATACTCGTAAGGATCCTCGATACTTGCTTATGAGTCAAAAAAGGATCTTGAGTACCGTTCTCGTCGTTATCGATATCGATCGCCTCGTTAATCATTTCGGTTATACCGAAAACAAGAGCTTTTACGTCGGTCTCTCCGGTATCCTTACCATCTGTTAAGGATCCCCACTTATCAAGAGTACCGTATTCCTCTTGTATCCTCTCGATTACGTTAAGATTAAATACCAGCTTGTAATCTTTATCTTTATACGTGATCTTGCTTGATATCTCTTTCATTGTTAAGTACCTCTTAAATAAAAAATAAGCGCCTCGCCTCGATTATCTCGGAGCGAGGCGCGAGAAATTGAGCATAAGACTCGTTAAGGAGTCGGAGCCTTGAAAAGATCCGTGATATAATCGATCGCGTCGTCTTGGCTTGCGAAAGTGTTGGTAATTTTCCACTCTCCGCTTTTAAGAGTCGCGATAGTACCCTCGATCTCGGGTGTAGAAAACTCGACGCTTTCGCCTTTCGTCTGATTAGCGCTCGACATTTCGGAAAACTTTACTTTTCTGATAACCTCGACCTTAAAAACCTTTACGTTTTCGACGAGCTTTACGATAATACGAGCAACGGAAACCCACGGAGCCGTATCATTAGCGTTATAAATAACCTCTCCGTCGTCGACTGTATGACCGAGGAGATCCGCGAAAGTAGCCTCTCGATCGTCGTCTACTCCGAGAGTAATCGTACCACTTTGAAAAGTCGTATCACTCTCGGCGAGCGCGTCGTCGGCATAAAGAGCGGCCGAGTTATTAGTAATCGAGACATTACAAGATACGGCCTTTCCGAGAGATTTCTTACCGTCATAAGTAACGGTACCGTCTACGGCCTCGGTTAAATGAGAATAGAAAAAATGATTTAAACCTATAAGAGCCATTTTTATACCTCCTTGTTATTTTCTTATAGTTGTATCGGGTAAGCAAAGCAAAGCGTTTTATGATAGTATCCGGTCTCGGTATCAAACATGTCCGGAGAGTCTCGTCTCGGTTGATAAGTCCAACCGGCCGCTTTTAATTTTGCTTTGATCGCCTCGGCGATCTTGAGATAATTACCTTTTGAGTAAATCTCGAAATCGTAATAAGTAACATATCCGGCGATCTCGTCGTCGGCGCCGTAAGAGTTATCTTTACTCCACTCCATAAATACGACGTAAGTATCCTTATCTCCGTCGTAATACAGAAAGGAGACCGGTATCGACTTATTGTCGACCTTGAAATTTTTAAAGATCTCCTTGATAGCGCCGTTCATTTATTGATCTCCTTTTATATACTTATCTTGTACTTGTAGCATAGCCTTTTCGATAGCTTGACTATTAAAAGACTGTCTGAAAAAAGGCTTTTTCGGATAACGTCGATCGGAGGATCCATACTCAAACATATTAGCGACGAGAGGAGCCGGAGTTTTCTTTTTATTACGGTTAATAAAGTATCCGGTTATCATAACTTGACAATTTATGCCGTCGTCGCTCGGAGTCTTGTAAACTTTAGAAAGCTTAACCGCGTCTCCGTCATACCATAAAGCCGAGTAAAGCTCTTTAGGCATTTTAGAAATCGCGAGCTCTTGAGCGGTCTCGGCTCCAGCCGTTACCATTTCGGAGAGCATTTTATCGGTATCTATCTCCAGTTGTTGAAAGACCTTGATAAGATCCTCCGGTAAATCTCCGATAAATGCCGCCATGTTATAGCCTCCGTTAGTGAGTAACCTCTTGAGCTTGTATCTCCAGCTCGATATTCGCCTCGTTTACGTTATTAAGGTATACGATCGAGTAAGTCTTACCGTTAAATAAGATAAGCATTTCTCGAGTTATCTCGGTTTTCGGGTATCTTATAGTAAAGTTGGTAAGAGCTTTCTCAAAGTCGGAGTTATTCGCGATAATCGTATATCCTTTTGTCGTCTTAACTTGAGCATAAGGCCGTAATACTACGGTCGGAGTCTCGGATACGAAACCGTCGGAGTCCTCCTCGGCGTTTTTGCTTACGATAGTAATACGGTGTTTATACTTTCCGGCGTTAATCGTCATAACAAGTTAATCCTATGTAGTCCGAGGATCGTCGATATCGTCTCGCTTACGTTTGACTTATCGACGTATACGGATCTGTTATCGTAAAGATCTTGAGCTATCGCTAAAACGGCGAGAGTTATCTCCGGATAATTATCGAGAGCCGTAAGAGCGAGGCCGGTCTCGGAGACGGCGTAATTTTTCGCCGCCTCCAAAACCGTATTTAAAAAACTCGACTCTTGCGGATCGACCTCGATAATACGGAGATACTCCGTAAGATCGGATACGGTAAGCTCGCTTACTTTTGTGTAAGTTGCGTTATCCATTACGAGCCGCCTTTTTTACTTTTCGTCGGCTTTTCGGCTTTATCGACCTTTTCGGCTTTCTCGGTCTTTTCGGCCTTATCGCCTCCGAGCTCCTCGACATATCCGGCTCTCAAGAGATCTTTCGCGATCTCCGGATCCATCTTATCGACTGTCTCGCCTTGAGCCATAGATACGACTCCAGCGAAAGAAACTAAAGCTTTATAAGCCATAACGAGAGCCTCCTTTTATCAAGCTTGCTTGAGAGTTGCGATCTTCTGTTGATCGGCGATCTTGGCGTCAAGCTCTACCCAACCGATAACTCCGACCGCGTGCTCGTCGGCGTACTTTTCTCTCAATACTTGGATATTGACCTCCTCGCTAAACTTAACCGCGAGGCCGGAGAGATCGCCGTAAACGATACTCATATTCTTGGTGGCCATAGCCGGCATATTATCGGAAACGTAAACCGGCTTACCGAGGAGAGTCTTTCCGAAAGGAGAGGAAATATCGTCTTGCAAGAGATAACGACCGTAATTATCCTTGAGCTCACGGATCGCGGTACGAGTAGCCGGAGCCATGATCCAAACGGCATTAGCTTGGTAAACGTCGGGTACTCTTGCTTGGAGCTCGATAAGCTCGTTACTTGTAACGGCATTAGCGGCGGCGGCGGTCTTTACGTTTGTGGAGTTAGAAAGACCTGTAATCTTGGTAGCAGTACCGTTAATAAGCTCCTTTTCGATAAAGCGAGCGATAGCGTTACCCATCTCCTTAACAACGAAACCGACGATATCAAAGTCGACATTGTTAATGAGAGATCTTGAAACCTTACAAAGCGCTCCAGCGAGGAAACCGCCGAGAGAGATCGTCGTAAAGTTACCGGTGCTTGAGCTCATAGCAACAAACTCGGTTTGATAAGCGCAAGTAAGAGGAGTACCGGTACCGCTTGTTACGTTATCGTAATAAGGTAACTCGAGATCTCCCTTAATCGTATACTTATCGGAGAGCTTGAGGATCGGACATACCTCGTAAACGTGCTCGATAATCTTTTTCGCGATAGTCTTGGGGATAATCGCGCCGTTAGTAGCCGGTGCGAGCTCTCCAGCTCTTTCGTGAATTACGCGGCCGCGGATATAGTTCTCGAAAGCTCTCGCCTCCTCGACCTCGCGAGCCTTATCGTCGGAGCCACAAGCGCGAGCGGCCTCTCCGTCGATAACCTCCTTACCCTCCTCCTTGACCTCGGCGCTCGGTCTTGACTCGTCGATATCGTCTACGATATCAAGATACTTTTTAATTCTCTGAATATCGTCGCGGATCTCGGCGAGCTCGGCGGCCTCGGCCTCGGTAAGCTCTCTCTTTTCAAGCTCGGCCGTATTAACAAGAGTCTCGGCGCGAGTGATAAGATCGTTTTGGCGCTCAATTTGAGCCTTACGGTTTTTAAACATAATCTTTTTACCTCCTTGTTAATTATTAACGAGTCGCTTTAACTCGTCGATTATGTTTCTATATCCAGCGTAATATTCGCTTGATACCTCTTTTTTCTCCGGAGCTTGATTATCTGTCTCCGGCTCCTTTTCTATCGTGCCTCCGCTTATCTCGTCGGCGCGGATTTCTTTACGGATCTCCTCGATCGCCTCGCGAGTAGTCTCGTCGACCGTATTTATCTCGTCGGAGTAATCCTCCGAGATATTGATCTTTTTATCCTCTCCATCTTGAGATCTTACGCTTACCAGCGTACCGACATAAGCCGGAGATTTAGTCCTATTCAGTAAGGAGACCTCGTAAAGATCGAGATCGTCGACTCTCCGGAGTGGTAATCCGGTCTCGGCGTCTTGGAGTTGAGTAACGACGTTATCGGTAAAACCGAAACTCCAGCCGACGAGATTACCCTTACGAGCCTCGTCGATTACCTCGGGATCCGTAATCTCGGCTCTTGCCTTGAGTCCGATATTATCCTCCTCGAGAGAGAGATTACCGTCTTTAATGCCTCCGAGATCTCTCTCGGCGTTATGATTTAAAAGGATACGGATATCTCGAGCTCTTGATATTGCTTTCTTGAAAGCTCCGGCCGTGATCCTCTCGATAAAAGTAACGCCTCTCTCGTTTAACGGCTTACTGTTACGCTCGACGGCGTTTACGTATCCGTCGATAATAACCTTATCCTCTCTTATTGATATTTTCATGCTTAAACCTCCGTACCGTTGAGCTTATCGATAAAGCTCTCCTCCTCGATCGTCTTTACGCCCTCCGGAGTCTCGGAGGATCCAGTCGCGGCCGATCCGGTCGATACCGTGTTACTGTTTGGAGTGTAATACGTTTGAGTCTTAACGTCGTAAAGAACGGATCCGAGACCGAGATCGATAACGTCTCCTCCCTCTATCTCGTTCATATTTTCCATACGTCTACGCTCGTTTATAGTCGTCATTTGACAATCTTTACTCATGCGATAGACCTCGTAACGAGACTTGATATCGGCCTTGATAATCTCCTTGACGTCAAACTCGAAAAAGTAATTTTTCTTTTCTTTCTCAAGTAAGAGATCTCGGTTAAGAGCGGTCTCGAAAGCCTTTACGATCGGATAAATACCAAATTTAAAAGTATCGTTAAAATCTGAATAGATATGAAAGATCTTATCGATCTCTTTATTAAGATTATCGATACTCTCGTTTAATTGCATTTCGACGGAGGTATTACTCGCCTCCTTAAAATCGAGACCTTTATTAAGTACGATTACGTTCTCGGAGTTATTCGAGTAAAGTCTCCTCCATGCGTTTTTTAATGCCGTCATAGCGGCCTCGGTTAACTTTTGCTCGCTCTTGAGAAAGCCTTTCTTATTTCCTCCGGTCTTAACGATACCGAGTTGGAAAAGCATAGTTTGATATGCCGTCTCCAGCGCTTTATTTAACTCCTCGACGATACCGACTCCGTAAGCTCCGTTTTTAGTATTACGGAGGAGCTTAATAAACTCGAAAGGATAAAACGTATCCGTCTCGACAAAAATACGATAATCCTTATAAATCGGGTGGAAATTATACTCGATAACGACGTACTCGTTCTCGATATAGTAAAGGCCGATTACGTTATTACGGTATCTCTTGACATACGCGTAACCTCCGGAGCTCATAAGATAATCCGTTACCAGCGCCTTTTTAAACTGAAAACCGTCGAGAGTATCTCCGGTATCATTGTTTAACATGGAAACGCGCGGATCGTCGGAGACCTCCTCGATCTTGCCTTGCTTACGCTTAAAGAGTTTTACCGGCATAGACGCGATACTATTCGTTATAAAATCGAGATTTGAGGCGACGGCCGGTATCTCGAGAGCTTGCTCTCGGGTAAGCTTATCGCCGTTTATAAGCGACTGTAATAAGATATCGCTCGGAGACTCCTCGACGGCCGGAGTATTCTCGACCGGAGCCTCTCTTTTTTTAAAAAGATTAAAAGCCATTATATTACCTCGGCGCCTTATTGAGTATTAAACGGTTTTCATTTCTTTCATATGTTTTCATTTGTTTTCATTTATAACAATACAATGAAAGTAAATGAAAGTAAAGTATCAAAAAACTTGTATAGTAAAATCGGATCCAGTCGATAAGAAATAATCTTGCTCGGCGAGGTATACGGCGATAATCGTACTTACGACCATATCGATTTTACCTCGGCTCTTTTTCTTATTTACGTATAGGTTTTTATTAGTGTCATAAGTGCAACGTGCATTTAAAAAGTTGATCTCGTAAAGAGGATTACTCGTATACGCAAACTCGCCGGAGATAACTTTCTCCATGAGTAACTTGGTCGGAGAGTGTAATACGCTCGAGTGTTGTTTTACCTCGACGGTCGTAATACCGGCGGCCTCCAGCTTTTGAGCCGTACTCATAGCATTATAACGGTCGTAACCGACGGCTTGTATCTTGACGCCGAGACGATCCTCGAGGCCGAGTATAAACTCCTCGACGGCTCGATAATCGATAACCTTATCGCCGCAAGGGATAACTTTACCGGTCTTAATGAGCTCTCGATAATTGACTCTCTCGCTTGAGCTTTTTTCGTCGATCCTCCCCTCCGGTATAAATGCGTATGAGTCGGCGAGGATCTTATCGTCGTCGTCGACTGATAAGATGGTAACCGACGTATTATCCGTCGTTTGTGATAAGTCGAGACCGAGGTATACGACTCGATCGCTCCAGTCGATCGCCGAGACTTTGCAAGCTTGAACGGCCGAAACGTCGATATAAGTCTCCGTACCGGCTCCGGCATATATTACGTTACAATGTTTACAAGCGAAATTTTCTCTCGCGCTCTCTTGAACGACGGCGCGAGCTCTTTTCTTTAATAGATCCTCCATGATCTCGGGTATCTCCAGCGCGGCCGGATTACTTTGTTGTAATACGAGATCGTCGGTAAGGAAATCTTTAGTATTATCCGGCTCGTATAACAGACTGAAATACGTATCGTCTTTTACTGTTTTCTCGAGTATCTTTTTAGCGAGTGATACCTCGCTCTCGAAAGGATTATCAAGAGTCGGATACTTGGTCGAGATAACAAAACCGAGTTTATTTAATATATTTAATTGACCGGATCGCATAGCCTCCAGCGCGTAAGAATTTGGTAACGCTCCTACCTCGTCGGCGCAAAAGACCGACGGTAATTTACCGTCAAGATTACTATTTGAATAATTGAGAGGCGTATATTTAGTTTCGAGAGCCTCGAAAAGTATATAGTCTCGGAGGATCTTAAACCTCTTACGGCCTTTATACTCATATACGAGAGGCGAGCTCTTGAGGATCGCCGCGATCGCCTCGCGGATCTCTCTCGAGAGCGCTCCGTCGGGCGCGACTGAATAGAAATTACTAAACCTCGGCTCCGTAATAAAAAGAATAATAAAAAGAGTCGCGATCGTGAACGTCTTAAAGTTTTTACGGCATATCTCGAGGAGGATCGTCTCGTATCGTCTCTTTTTCGGATTATCGCGGTAAACGACCGCAAGCGAGGCCGTATATATTAACCATTGGTAACCGGTCGAGCATTTATAAAGAGTCTCTCCAGCTTTTAAACCTTTCGGCATGATTAAGAGCTTGAGTAGGTTTTCGACTTGCTCGATCTTGGCTCCGGATACCTTATACTTTTTGTCTTTACCCTCGCATAACCGGATAAAGTCTTTCATTTGGAGCTTGACGTATTTCGGAGTCGTCTTTTTGTTTACATTAGCTTTACAGTATAGATAAGCTTTACTCGTCGTCGGATCCATAATCGCCGCCTATAATTCGCGCGAGAGGATCGTCGCTCTCGTCGTTTTCATTATTGAAATTCTTTACGATTTTCGCGATCGCGGATACTGTATTTACGCGAGCGTTACTCGTCGCATTATAAGTCGAGATTAACTTATTCGGCGAGGTATTCGGATTATTTTTTATATACGTTTTTTGAGTAGTAAGCTCTCCGGAGTCGATCTCGGCTCGGAGTCTCCTCATTAAGTTAGTTTGATATACGAAATCGTCGAGCAATTCCTCATATAATAGATTATCGAGGAGTCCTTTACGCTCGGCCTCGGCCTTTAATGCCTCGACTCGCTCCTCGAGAGTCTTTTTCTGTTTAGATCTCATGTATAAGCCTCCTTGTTATCGAAAGATCCTCTTTTTCTGTCATAGCTTGTTATATTATCTCCAGTAATAAGCCGATATCGTTACCCTCTCAAAAGTTTTATCCAGCTTTCGCGACTTTTTTAAAGTTTTCACTCGATTTTTGAAAAAATAAGCTCGTTTTTTAAAACAATTTCGATTTTTATCCTCGTCGTGTGTGTTTGGGC